GGCTTTGGCGAAAGAGACTGACCAACCTAACGCTATGACGCAGGCGATCATGGCGAAGGCGAAGCTGAGCGATCTGATACCAGCAGCCAAGTCCGAGAACCTGAACGTCAACGTAACACAACTGGAGGAGCGCCTAAAGGAAGGCCGCGACAATGTTGTGAGGCTGAGGAGTGTATCCGATGGCAACGCCTAGAAAGGGCAAGGCTAAAGTTAAGGTAACGGCTTCGGGTAAGCGCGTCTCGTATGGTCAGGCAGGTAAAGCAAAAGGCGGCGGACCTCGGGTCAGACCCGGCACGTCGAAGGGCGATGCGTATTGCGCTCGGAGCGCCGGTCAGATGAAGAAGCATAGCAAGGCCGCGAAGAACCCAAACAGTCCGCTGCGTCTGTCGAGGAAGCGGTGGAAGTGCAGCGGTACAAAGTCGAGGAAGTGATATGGCTAGATCAAAGAAGTCGAAGCAGGGTTTGTGGGACAACATTCACGCCAAGCGTAAGCGGATAGCCGCTGGTTCTGGCGAGAAGATGCGGAAGCCGGGGAGCAAAGGTGCGCCTACGGCTAAAGCAATACGGCAGTCGAAGCGTAAGAAAAAATAGGAGAAGATCATGCCTTACGGTGCAGGAACATACGGAAGCAAAGTTGGACGCCCACCGAAAAAGAAAACGGCAGGCGGCAAGAAGAAGAAGCCAATGATGAAGAAGGCTATGCCCAAGCGTAAGATGCGCTGATGCAACGCGATCTATATGCAACGGCAGGCCATCCGTCTAGTCAGACGCCGACAGCTCACGAGTGGGGGCCGCCTGCTCCGGGGTCTGGGTCTATGCAAATCTGTAAGCGGTGCGGGGCTAAGGAGACTGTGAACAGCGTTGACCCTCAGCACCCGGCGTCTTCTTGCGACGGCCTCCACCCCACGGCACACAACACGCATCATAGTTATGAGCCAATCGTCTAACGCTGCTCATCTTGACGATCAGCTCGCGCTGGACATTTCGCAATTCTATGCTGACCCGCTTGGGCATGTCCTGTTCAGCTACCCTTGGGGGCAAGGGTCACTGGCTGGCTTTGATGGACCCGACGAATGGGCGCGAGGCTTTCTGATAGAGCTGGGCGAGGAGGTCAAGGCGCGAGGCTTCGACGGACACACGGCTGTCGATCCTATTCAGTTCAGCACGGCGAGCGGTCACGGCATTGGCAAGTCGGCAATGGTGGCGTGGCTGATCCGGTGGATCATGGACACACGTCCGCACTCCAAGGGGGTAGTCACCAGCAACACGGCGCAGCAGCTCCGAAGCAAGACCTTCTCGGAGCTGAGCAAGTGGAGCAGCCTCGGCATTACCAAGCACTGGTATCAACTCAACAGCGGGACGATGGGTGCATTGAATATGTACCACAAGGCCAGCCCCGACACATGGCGGGTAGACGGTCAGACATGCGAGGAGCGGAACAGTGAGAGCTTCGCCGGTCTGCACGCTGCCAGCTCGACGCCCTTCTACATCTTTGACGAGGCGTCTGCAGTGCCTGACAAAATCTTTGAGGTGCGAGAGGGTGGACTGACGGACGGCGAACCCATGACCTTCGACTTCGGCAACCCGACAAGGAACACGGGCAGGTTCTACGAGAACATGAAGGGCAGGTTCCGACACCGATACAAGCGGAGGTTCATCGACAGCCGAGACGTTAAGATCACCAACAAGGAAGTGTTCAACAGATGGATTGAGGACTATGGGACCGACAGTGATTTCGTCAAGGTGCGCGTACTGGGAGAGTTTCCTTCGGCGGGTGCGCTTCAGTTTATCTCGGGTGATGCTGCTCGGGCTTGCGTCGATATGGAAGTCTCCGTTCAGCCGCATGACCCGCTTGTGCTGGGCGTGGACGTTGCACGCTTCGGTGATGATGAGAGTGTTATCTTTGTCCGCCAAGGTCGAGATGCTGAGAGCCAGGGTCTTCATCGTTTCCGCAATCTCGATACTATGCAGTTGGCTGCCAAGGTCGTTGAGGTTGCGACTGCTAAGAACCCGGACGCCGTCTTCATTGACGGCGGTGGAGTTGGCGGCGGGGTTATTGACCGCTGCCGACAGCTCGGCCTTCCAGTTACGGAGATCAACTTTGGTTCTAAGGCAACCCAGCCGGGATACGCCAACCTACGAGCGCAGATGTGGGGAAACTTACGCGACGCTATTACGGACGGTATCCGCCTGCCGGATGACCCGGACCTGATCACTGACTTGACCGGCCTTGAGTATGGCTACACGCTTCGCAACGAAATTAGATTGGAGCGTAAGGAGGATGCGAAGAAGAGAGGCATTGCCAGCCCAGACTTGGGAGACGCTTTGGCTCTGACTTACGTCTTTCCTGTCTACCCCTCACGCCTCGGCTACGACGGCAGCGCATCTGCAACGACATCAGATTATAACCCTTACGACTAGACGGAAGGGTAAACTGTGTGCTATAGCAGCAAACTATGGCTGAGGCGTATGTAGTATTCACTGAAGACAACGGGCATTGGTTGGGAAAGTTTCTCCGCCAAGGATACCGTCATGTTCTTACCATTAGTCACGAGGGTAACTCTTGGATCATCTACAACTGGGCAGGCGGCTCGCCTAAGATGAACGCGATTGCGGAGGAAGATATTCCAGATTGGCTGGAGAGTTTCCCCAACACCTATCTCAAGGTTGAGACAAAGCGGGTTCGCCCATTGGGGCCGCTTATGATTAACAACTGCGTAGCACATGCGAAACTAATGCTGGGCATCCGCTGCTGGGGCATCACGCCGTGGCAGCTATACCGACACTTGAAAAAGAGGTCTACGATGAAACGTGCTTTCCTTAACGGTCTATTCACCTTACCCGGCGGGGACATTTTTACCCCGGACCCACCGGACCCACCCGCGCCGCCTCCGCCGCCCCCGCCGCCTCCGACGAAAGCTGACCCTGCTGTTAAGCAGGCTCGACGCGATCAAAAGAAGAGGGCTAAGATGCAAGCAGGCGCAGGCGGCACTGTAAGGACGGGGCCACTTGGAACAACAACTGAAGCATCGACAACTCGACGCACCCTGTTAGGAAACTAACATGCTGCCGACGCTGGACAACCTGCACACTACCCTTCCGCTCAAGGGTAAGAAGAGCGCTTTGCTTCGCCGGTACGTCAAGTTGGAGAACGACAGGCAGTCTTGGCGTAATCAGTGGATGGAGATCACTGATTACATTCTGCCAAGGCGTGGGCGCTACATCCTCGACAGCCAAAACAACCGAGGGCGCGTCCGAAACAACAAGATTGTCGATAGCACTGGAACGCAGGCACTAAGGACAATGGCGGCGGGAATGATGTCAGGTATGACATCCCCCGCCCGTCCTTGGCATAGGCGCAAGGTGCGCGACGAGCTGATGAACGACGGCGAGGTTCGCCAATGGCTCGGAAAGGTCGAGAGGATTGAGCGGACTATCTTGAACCGCTCTAACTTCTACAACTCCATGTCTTCCGTCTATAGTGAGCTGGGAGCTTTTGGCACCGCTCCTCTCTACAGGCAGCCGTCCTTCGATACGGTTATCAGGTTCCGCCCTTTCACGGTTGGCGAGTATGTGATCGCCGAGAACGACCAGGGCGTCATCGACACATTGGGCCGCCGCTTCACCATGACGGTGGCGCAGGTGGTACAGAAGTTTGTTTTCGACCCGACTACTGAAAAGATGGACTGGAAGGGCACGTCGAAGGCGACTAAGAAAAATTGGGACAATCATAATTACGACGAGCTAGTGGAGATTGTCCATGTCATAGAGCCAAGGCTTCTAGCGGATCGCGATCTTGGCAAGCGTGACGCACTCAACATGCCCTTCAAGAGTTGCTACTTTGAGTACGGCGCTGAAGGCGACGAGCTGTTGATGGAGAGCGGCTACAAAAAATTCCCCGCCTATGTACCGCGCTGGGATGTCCTCGGGGGTGACGTTTACGGGCGTTGCCCCGGAATGGATCACTTGCCGGATGTCCGTCAGTTACAGCACCAACAGAAACGAAAGGCGCAGGCGATTGACAAGATGGTCAACCCGCCAATGACAGCTCCGACTAGTCTGAAGGGCAAGCCGTCCACTGTACTGCCGGGGCAGACAACCTACGTTGACCCCATGCAGGGAACCCAAGGCTTCGCTCCTGCCTACCTCGTACAGCCTCGCATCCAAGAGATGATGATGGACATACAGGAGGTGCAGAACCGTATTCAGCGAGGCTTTTATGCTGACTTGTTTGCCATGATGATTAATTCAGACCGTCGTCAAATGACGGCGACGGAAGTGGTGGAGCGACATGAAGAAAAACTGGTGCTGCTTGGGCCTGTGCTGCAGCGGCTGAACGTCGAGCTGCTTGACCCCTTGCTGGACGACGTGTTCGACTTCGCTCTGGATGCTGGCATTCTCCCAGAGCCACCACAGGCTCTTGCTGGCGAAGAGCTGGAGGTTGAGTATGTAAGCCTGCTCGCACAGGCCCAGCAGGCAGTCGCTGCTACCGCAATGGAGCGCACGCTTGGCTTTGCAGGGAACATGGTTGCCGTGTTCCCTGAGGTTACCGACAACATCAACTCTGACGAGGCGCTTCGGCAGTACGGCGACATCTTGGGCGTTTCCCCTGACATAATGAGAGACGAGGATGAGGTAGCCCAGATGCGCGAAGCTCGTGAGCAAGCGCAGCAGGAGCAGGACGCAATGGAGCAGATGGCTCCGATGGCACAGAACGCCAAGGTTCTTAGCGAGACGGACACGCAGAACCCCAACGCCTTGACTGATCTTCTAGGGACAGGGCAGACGGTAGTATGATCGCGCAGAAAGTATACGACGCCTCTGACGAGGAGCAGGTCCGACAAGCGCGGATCGAAGAGGAGGACATCGAGAAGGACATCGACTTCATTATGTCACAGCCGAGGGGCAGGCGTTGGGTGTACCGACTGCTGTATGAACCGTCGCTGTCACATATTGAAAACCAGAGCTTTGTACCGGGGTCATCTGACGCGACAGCTTTCAACGAGGGCGCTCGGTCAGTGGGTACTAGGGTTCTAGATGAGGTCAAGAGGCAACCTAAACTGTACATGCGGATGCTAGAGGAGAATGCATTCGATGAATGAAGGAGAACGTAATGGCTGAAGAAGCTGTAACCGAAGAGATTACCGAGACGCCAGCCGAAGAAGAGCCGGTGGAGGCCGCTACAGAAGCGGCTGCAGGTGAAGAAGCTCCAGATACCCTGCTGTCGGGTGACGAGGGTAAGGAGGAAGAGGGTGTCCCAGACGAGTACAAGTTTGAGGCTCCCGAGGGTGCGGAAGTAAATGAGGAGGCGTTGGCTCAGTTTGCCGATACGGCGAAGGAGTTAAAACTTTCTCAGGCGCAATACCAATCCCTCATTGAGTACGACATGCAGAGACAAGCGGAAGCGGTCAAAACCATGTCGGATCAATACAACAACCGTGTAGCTGAGTGGGCTGAAGAGGCCAGGGCAGACAAGGTAATCGGCGGCGAATCGCTGGACGAAAATCTTGGACTAGCCAAACGGGCAATCGAAACTTTCGGAGACGATGATCTAGCTCAGATCATGGCTGCTCCGTCTGCCGAGAACCCTGACGGACTTGGGCTTGGAAACCACCCCGCAATGATACGGCTGTTCTATCGCGTTGGGCAGTCCATAAGCGAGAGCAATCTGGTAACCGGCGACAGCAAAGTCGAAGGTCCGTCAGCGCTTGAGCGTATGTACCCCAGCATGTTTCAACAAGCAGGGTAAGGAGCTAGGAAATGGCAACCCTCAGTGTGAAGAACCCGACCCTAGCCGATTTGGCGAAGGTTACTGACCCGGATGGGTCAATCGCGGATGTTGTGGAAATCCTCAACTCCACGAACGAAATTCTTCAGGACATGACGTTCCTTGAAGGAAACCTCACTACAGGCCACAGAACGTCCATTCGTTCAGGTCTGCCGACACCGACTTGGCGCAAACTCTACGGCGGCGTTCAGCCGACGAAGAGCCGTGCCGTACAGGTGACGGACAACTGCGGCATGATGGAAGACTATGCGGAAGTCGATAAGGCTCTCGTAGACATGGCAGGTGATCCTGCTGCCTTCCGTCTCCAAGAAGATCGCCCACACATTGAAGGCATGAACCAAGAGTTTGCGTCTACTTTGTTCTACGGCGATGAAAGCACGGCACCTGAAGAGTTCACGGGACTGTCTGCTCGCTACAACAGCTTGTCATCTGAAAATGCTGACAACATTGTTGACGCTGGCGGCACTGGCTCTTTTCCT